GACAAATCATCACATAGTAAAAACATTCAAAAAAAAATATCAGCATTTAATTAAGTTACAGTGTAGTCCAAAAACAAAGAAAAAAGGATATAGCTGTTTAACAGATGATGCTATTTATAAATTACGTGATTTATGGAACGCAAGACATCCTGACGTTTCTATTAATACTAATGATCCGAAAGAAATTTGGGAAATAATGAAAATTAATATGAAAAATATATGTAATAAGGAATCGTGTTGGTTAAAGCAGAATTTTGTAGAAGGTAAATTGAATAAAGAGTTGGAAACATCATTTGCTCCGGTATCACCAAAAGAATGGAAGAAAAATCCAAATGAATGGTTATCTAGTTTAGATATTATGAATGTAATGAAACAATATGAAGATACTTATAAGTGTTTTGAATTTATTGGACCATCACCAATAGATTATGACACACATAAATTATATGGTGAATGTGTGTGGGAAGAATTGTGTCATTTTAATTTAGATAATCAAATAAAAGATGGAAAAAATAAAATAGGAATAATATTTAATTTAGACCCACATGATAAAGGAGGTTCACATTGGGTTTCGCTTTTTATTAATATAAAGAAAGGTCTTATATACTTTTTTGATAGCGCAGGAGATAAAATACCAGCACAAATAATAAAATTTGTAAATATGGTCAAAAAACAAGGTGCACAAATGAGAAATAAAATTAATTTTACTTTTGATCAGAATTATCCAGTAGAACATCAATATGGGAATACAGAATGTGGCGTTTATAGTTTATATTTTATAATTCATATGTTAGATGATAAGATTAATGCGCATTATTTAAAAACACATATCTTGAAAGATGAGTATATTCAAAAATTTAGAAAAATATATTTTAATGAGGAATTGTAAGAGACGCAGAAATACAATAAAAATACAATAAAAATACAATAAAAGTATATAAATAATATTTAATTATTAGTTATATACGTAAATGAACAAAGAAATAGATAATTTTTTAAGTAAAGAAAATGTAGAAATGATATGGGAAGTGATCGCTGATGGAGATTTATTAAAAAATAAAACAACAGAACAATGTGATGAAATACAAAAACAATTTATCAACAATATAAGACATTTTTTTCAAAAAGAAAAGACACAACATAAAAATCTAATGAATATGAATAAAAAATTTATATCAACTGTGATAGATAGAAATGAAACTTTACGAAAAACTGTTCCTATTCAACAACAACAACAACAACAACGCGTAACAGCAGAAGACATTCAAACTTCTAGAATGACTGAAATTGAAAAACAATTTCAACAAAAACAATCCGAATTTTCAAATATGATGACATTACAAGTGCCAGAAAAACCTAAATTTAATGATAATTTAGATGAACCAATTAGTGAAATGGAAAGTTTAATAGCAAAAACATTAGCACAACGAAATTTTGATATAGAACAAATACAACAAAATATAGATAAAAATCAAGCAAGCACTTTTTTGAAAAGCCAGGAAACATCATTAAATAGTGAAAAACAGGGTTATAAATCAGAAAATCAATCAGTAAATAGACCAGAATACAATAAAAGTATGAATGAAGTAAAATTTATTAAAATAGGCGCTGAAGAATTACCTCAAATAGAACAAGTAATTGATTTATTTGATAAAAAAAATGTTAGTTGGGCAGATAATAATAATGTTATAGATAATATAGATAATATAGATAATATAGATATAAGAGATATAACAGATAATATGAATTATAACAACAACAACAACAACAACAACATACAATTTAATATTAAAGAAGAACCATCAGAAAAACAAAGTATTTTTTCAAAATTAAAAATGAGACCTAGAGAGAAAAGTGAAGAAGACCAAAATAATTTACAAATGGATGATATACGTAAATATAAATATGAATTTGATAAAATAAATTTTAAAATTGCGGATTTGACATCAAAAGTAGATAAGCTTTTACAAATATTGGATAAATAATATTAAATTTTATTAAATTTCAATTCGCCATTTGATTGTTTTTCTAATGTGCCAATTAATACAGGATCTACTCCTGGAACAGCTAATGCCTGCTTATAACTATCTAAATCATAAATATTTCCACGCGTACTATCTATTTTTCTATAAATATAAGTTTTACCTAATAATTTGACTTCTTTACCAGTCCATTCTAATGCTTTTTTATTAATTTTCGCAACACTATCTGGTTGGTCATTTTTCAACGATGGATTATATGAAAAAGAATTAGGACTAGGCTCACCAAATTGTAAACAATGTAACTGCTCTTTATTTCCTGATTTTGAATAAATAGCACAATCAATAGACGCTTCTTTAATGGCTTTAATCAATTGATTAGATACTTCTTCTTTAATCATAGATATTTCAAAAAGAGCTTCATCACTAGTAAATGGTATTTTAACTAATTTTGGATTATCTGGATTTAATTGATATTCCTTTTTACTTAAATCTTTTACTTTTAATTCAATAGAAGCATCACTTAATAATTGTTCTTTAGAAAAAGACATTAAATACATAAATACTTCTACTGTTTGTAAAGCAGGTGGTAAATCTTTATGACTACAAATACGACGTGCACGACCAATGACTTGTTCTGAACGTACAGGATGCCAATAAGGTTCCATAATATGAACATAACGTGTGTTACGTAAGTTAATACCTTCCGAACCAGAAGCAGTAATCATTAATATTTTAATTATTTCTCCAGTATTATTATTATGAGCAATTTGACGTAATTCACTAGATAAAGATGGTGGTAATTCTTTCCATAAACCATTATAAATCTTACGAATAATTTCTTTTTCTTCTTTAGTTTCTGTTCCAGTATATAAAGCAAAAGTAGGTTTACCTCTATCTTCTTCTGATATATCTATTTCCCAAGAACCACCAGCATTTTTTTTTACTTTAAATTGAGCAAATCCGTTTTGTTCTAATACTAATTTAAAAATACCAATACCTTCTAATGTGCGAAATTGACTATATACTAAATGAAGACCAATATGAGCAGGATCTTCAATATTTTCCAATATACTTAAGTATTTAGGACTATAAGTGGAGAGACCATCTGGACTTAAATATTGACGACCATGTCTTTTTAATTTTTCCATAGCAGTTTTTAAACGTTTATCGTAAGTAGAATCGCCTAATTTATCCATAATTTCATCACCTTCCATTTCATCTTCACGGTCATCATCTTCATTTTGAATTTTGTCCGCATTTTTAATTACTTCGCCATAAAAATCATCTAAACCTTCCTCTGGTTCAATACTAATTTTAGATTCTTCTACGCCGCCATCACGTTCTTCTGATAAAGATTTTGAGGATGCTGTTTTTTCTTTTACTTCACGATCCTCTTTTGGCAAAGGTCGTCCAATTGCTTTAGGCATGACAAAATTACAATATAAACGTGAAAAAATACGATAAGTAGATGTAGGCTCTTGGAATATTCCATTTTCATCTACCTTTCCTTTTTTCTTTTTAGTTGAAGTTTCTTGTTTTCGTTCCTGTGCACGTGCTGCTTCATAAACCGCAAATTGATAATCACTCATTGGAATTTTAACTACGTGATAATTATCTACTTTTTCATAAGCAGGTAACAATGATTCTTGTGCACTTCTAAAATAAGAGGCTAGTCCCATAATACGTTTTTGAAATAAATCAGAGTTTTTAATATTCATAGTGCCAGATTCAATAAACCAATTAGAAAATTCATCTAACTTATCTGGTAGAGCTTTATACATATGTACTCGTATTCCTGTAGGAAATACGTCAATACCATTATCTCTCAAAATATGAATAATTCTTTTCTCAAAATCAATATCACTAATTATTCCACGTTCTTGTACAACTACTTCACCACGGTCTCCCTTTCGTGTTTTCTTTTCATTTGTAACGCCATGATAACCAGATTCTTTTTTCTCTTTATTTTCAAATCCAAAAGGATTACGAGTAATCATCAATTGTTTTGTAGAAGCAGAATAATCCATATAATCTAATATTTTCTCTCTTTTAAAAATATCTTGAAGTATTTCTTTACTGATGCTTTGTGAAGATTTAATATCAAGTGGGATTTCCCATGTCTTGATATATCCTCGTAAAATATTAAAAAGTATTCCAATTTCATTCGGATAATTAATAATAGGCGTACCAGTTAATAATATAATACGAGCATTTTGTGCTGTTAATAACATCTCATATAAAACAAGCGCAATTGAAATATTTACTTTCTCTCGCTTTCCTGTTTTATCCATTGAAATATCTTTTTCTTTTGATATTTTATTTACAATTCTACTAATTAAATTATGTGCTTCATCAATTATTACTACAGAGTCGTCAAAAATATTATTCTCAAAATTATTTGTCATTCTACGTAATTTATCTCTCCTTAAACCATTATAATGAATGAAATGATACTTAGTTTCAATCATTTTATCTATTTGTTCATTTAAACTATTTTGTTCTTGTTGCTTTTGAGCAGGCGTCTTTGATTTTTCATCATTACAATTTGCTGGTTTTTTAATATTAACAAGCCATGCGCCTTTTTTCGCATGAATATATTCTAATGGTAAACTTAATATACTTGATAAAGTATCAGCGACTTCTGGTCGTTTAGTCGTACTAATCCATTCCCAACATTGATTCATTTTATATAACGGATTGCCTGCCTTCTTTAATTCAAGACGATAATTGTCTTCTAAAGAAGCAGGAGTTAATACATATACTTTTTTTTCACTTTTCATACCTTCCGCAATAGCAATAGAACCAAGTGTTTTACCGGCACCTAATCCATGATATAATAATAATCCACGATATGGAGTATATAAATTAATATAATCACGAATTAAATTTTGATGTGTTAAAAGTGAGTAATCATTATCATCTTTATTTAAATCGTCGCATGATAATTGTTGAGATTCATCCAATACTTGATCACGATATGGTTCAAAAATTGAATTAATAAAGTTAACAAATATCTCACGATTATTCATATAATAACTGCTCACTTTGTAATTCACTTGTTGCTTTTTTTCAGGTAAGCGTTCTGTTAAAGGTGTGTCGCCAAATTGGACCCATGCTTCTGGTGGTAAAATAGATACACCCTTTGGTAATTTTGAACTCTTACGTGGTCTGGAAACTTTTATTTTTATTTCGGATTCTTCAATGCCGATGTCTTTTTCTTGTTCTTGTTCTTCACCAATTAATTCTGCTTTTTCTAAATCAGGACCAGGACCTGGCCCAAGCTCAGGCCTAGGCATAATAGAGACACCTTCTTCTTGTAAAACTAGTAATCTTGATCCAGTCAATTTTTTAGATTTCTTTTTAATAGGAACAGTAAGTGGTTCTACAATACTAATGTTTTGTTCAGCTTCAATAAGTGGTGAAACAATAAGTTTTGTAAGTTTTTGATCCTTCATTTTTTTTGTTAAATCCGCCATATTAAATTTAGAATTCGCTCTTTTATCATTAATTGTGATAGCAGATAATATAACTTCTTCTGGTTTATTAGGAATTGGTACAACAACATCAATATGTTTCACAATTTTCTCTTCTAATTTTGGTTTTGTTCTTAATTGTTCCTTGAGTTTTTCTAAAGCACTCATTACCTTATATTTATTAAATATATAAAATTTATATATTTTACAAAGTAGAATATTTTTCTATTTTATATA